AAGAACTAGACAAAATGATGACGGACGCACCTGTTACAAACGGTTCGTCTGTCAAGACTCTTGCACAAATGCTGGGGCCGTCCGAATGAACACCCTCCACCGCATCCGCGACTTTCATGGCTCGCGCCTTACTGGAATCGGCGCCTCCGACATTCCGACACTCGCAGGTTTCAATAAAGGCTACAAGCGCGAGTACAAGCTGACGCGCGACGGCTCGCTTGTGCAGCTATTCCAGACGCCGTATACGCTCTACCTCGAAAAGACCGGCCAGGTCGTGCAGGTCGAATCCGGCGAGCGCGCAGAGTGGGGCCACCGCCTTGAGCCTATCATCCTCGCGAAGTGGATAGAAAACCGCTACGGGAAAGCCGACGGCGACGCCTACCTTGCGGCCCGCCTTCGCGACAAATCATACGGGCCGTATAAATCGCAGACCGAGACGCGCATGCCTGGCCGCCGCTACGTGCTCGCCCACCCCGATCTCATCGTGCTCGAAGGCGAAGGAATAAACGTCGAGGGGAAGTCGACTGGCTTCTATGCGGGCAAGCGACGAGAAGGCGAGGCGTTCATCGGCTACGACCCGGACGACGTGAGCCAGCAGGGAATACCCGACCCGGTTTTTCTTCAGGTACAATATCAAAATCTTTCGGCCGATATTCCGGTCGCTTCGGTCGCCGTGCTCATTGATACCGGCGACTATCGCGAATATGGGCCGATCATTTCCGACCCGCGCACGCAAGAAAAATGCCTTGCGCTGGCCGAGCGCATGTGGTGGTGCGTGAAAAACAATAAGCCGCCGAAGCCCGAAGTGTGGGGCGACATTGCGAATATGTGGCCGACTCCGAACGAGAAAACGGCCATGCTCGGAGGCGAGGAAGAACTTGCCGCCCGCGCGCTGTGCGACGAGTACTGGCGACTCGGCGAGAAAATCGACAAGCACGAGGGCAGGCGGGCGGAAATAAAAAAGGCTCTCGGTGTCTATATCGGCGAGAATTCCATTCTTGCGACGCCGAACGGAACGAAGCTCGCATCGTCATGGGTGCAACTAAACGCGCCGAGCGTTGACTTAAAAAAGCTCAAGGAAAAAGAGCCGGATATATACGACCGCCTCATGGGTGGCGGTTACGTCAAGCAAGGCGAGCGGCGAGAATTGCGGCCCGCAAAAATAAAGGGGGAGTAGGATGAGCGAAGTCGAAAAACAAAGCGATTCTATTAAGTCAATTCGGATAGCAGCTAGCGTGCTTTTCGTAATTATAGCCGCACTATTGGCGTCACGCGGCGTCAAGGGTTGGGGCTGGTTCGTATTCATGGCGGCAGTAGTATGACGAAAAGAAAGCTTGAAAAGCTACGCCGGGCCGTCCTTGCCGCGAGAGACATGCTCGACCTAGAGGAAACGCGGAAGCGGCGCGTACCGCTATGGCGGAGAGTACTGGCCCGCTTCGGGAACCATAAGCCCGAAAACGTATGGCTCGAACGCTGGCAGAAAAGGCACGACGAGAAGCTGAAAACCGCCACGCGCAGATCGCTTGACGCGGCCCTGGCGATTACGGTGCGGAAGGAAACGCGGAAGGTCATAGCGAGCGCAAGGCCGGCGCAAAAGGCAAGGAAGGGGAAAGCATGAAAGAATTATTTGTAACAGCGGCGGTTGTTGGGGCTGGCATGCTAGCTGGAGCAATAACGCTTTGGACTATAGGGGAGTTCGCTGCAAAGGCTTTTAATTTTATGAAGTACAAGTTTGTTGGGGCTTGGGCGAGCGCCAAGCTTCGAAAAATCAAGCGTCTTGACCGCGAATACATGAGGAAGGGGAAGGCTTGAAAACGAATCAATCCGAGGGCGAATTCTTCGCACTCGTCGCGACGGGGCGCAAGGGCGTCGAGGACATGCTGGCGAAGATGGGCGACGAAATTTCCAAAGTCGCAGCGCCGAACGTCGGGGGAAGCTTCGACGTATGGAAAACGCGGGCGCTCGTCGAGATAGCGAACCGCGACGAGCTTGCGACGGTGCTGTCCACGCGCTCGGGCATTTTCTCGGTGTACAAGGCGCTGACGAAGGCCGCAACGATGGGATTGCAGATCGGCGGGCAATTCCCGCATGCGTATTTCGTGCCGATGGAAGGCAAGGCGCAGCTCGTTACGACGGCTGACGGCTACGCTTTCGCTTCGGTGCATGGGCCTGGCGCGGTACTTGCAAGCGTACCAAAGCTTGAGCGCGTCCATGCGAACGATAAATGCCATATCGACGCGGCCGCGGGCACCGTCAAGCACGACTTCGAGCCCTTCGGAGAGCGCGGGAAGGTAGCCGGCTACTATATGCGCCTTGAGTACCGCGACGGCCATGTGGAGATCCCGCATATTACGCGCGCGGACGTGGAAAAAATCGCGAACGATTACTCGAAAAAAGAGTTCTCAAGCGGGAAAAAATCGCCAGCGTGGGCGAAGTCTGCCGAGGCCATGTTCGACAAGATCGCCTCGAAGCAGCTCTTGAAAAAGCCGGTCAAGGAAGCCGAGGGCCTTTCCATGATGCTCGCCGCCGAGGAGTACGAAGCACCCGAGTATACGCCGCCGCCTCGCGACATATCCGACCGCATGAGCGAACGCCTTGATGGGGCCATGCGTACCGTCGAGCCGATAGAGGACGACGGGCCGCTGGACGGTATCGACATTCAGCCGACCGAGGACGACCCCGAGAATGTTTTTTGAAAGGAGCATATAGATGGGAACGAAAAAGGCTTACGACATGGCCGTGGTGGTAGGAAGCTACACGGACAGCACCGGCCAGCAGAAAAACCGCTACCAGAATATAGGCGCGGTCATGGTCAAGGACGACGGGGGCAAGTTTATCCTCATGGAGCGAAGCTTCAATCCGGCCGGGCTGCCCTACGACGCGAGCAAGGGAAACAATGTGCTCGTGTCGCTATTCGAGCCGCGCCAGCACGGACAAAGCGCGCCGGCTGCCGGGGCCGGGAGCCCGCCGCCTGGCGGTGAGGACGATATACCCTTCTAGCCGTCCGCCGAGGGCAGGAAGTCCGCTACAAGGGCGGCCTGCGCCTCGGCGATCTCGCGGAAATCTTCGAGCCTGAACGCGCTATAGTGATCCGTCATTTCCTCGGTTACGTGCCGGGTGATCTGGCGGATTTTCGCGTCTGGCACGTTGGAAGCCCGGAAATACGTGTTCGCGAATGCGCGCCATGAGTGAAAGGAAATCTTGCGGGCGCGGCGCGTCTTGTCGTCGATCTTTATGGCTTCAAGCGCGGAGATCAAGGCGTCCTCGACGCGGTTCGCCGTGCAGGGGCGCTTGCCGTCGCCGAGGCTAAAAATGTACTTTCCTGGCGGCGTCATTTTCGCGAGGACACCGAGGCGGTCGGCTAGGAATTTCGGTATAGGGAGCTGGTCGGTGCCGCGCTTCGTTTTCTGCGGGCCTTCGCCGTAGCCTATGCGCCACTTGACCGCGATGGTAATATGGTCGGCGTGTACGTCCTCGGGGTGCAGGGCCAGGCACTCGCTCATGCGTAAGCCGGTGACGCTCGCGAGCAAGTTCACGTCGTAATAGATCGCCCGGCTCCACCGCTCGCCTAAGCTGTCCGGCGCCATGAGCGCGCGGTACTCGTCGAGCGATAGGATGCCCTTGCCGCCCTTCGCTGCGCGGTAGCCCTTCACGGCGGCCCATGGGTTCACCGGTATCACGCCCAGGCGCGCCGCCTCGCGCATCATTACGCGATACACGCTTGAATAGTTGTTTATAGTCTTATTCGATAGGCCCGCGGCACTCCATCCGGCAAGTAGATCCTCGCACTCTAGCGGGGTGATATGGTCGATGCGTTTGTCGCCGTGGTCGGGGAGTATTTTGTCCTTGAGCACGCGCGCGCACTTGTCGGCATACTCGCGCTGCACGGCCGGCGCTTCGTCGTGCGACCGCTTGAGCTCGCCCTTGCAGTACTCGCACGACGGCCCTTCATCCGTCCATTGCCACCATTTACGCTCGGCGGCCCACTCCGCGAGCGTTGGCGGCCTGCGCGAGCGGCGTACCTGGGCCGGAGGGCGGACTTCCTTGGCGCCAGGTATCAGCGTGCCGTCGGCAAGCCGGGCCTCGCACCACCTAAAAGCCTCGCGCTCTGATACTAAGCCGGTCGAGCGACCGGGAAGCCTCCCGCCGGTAGCCGGGTCGCGGGCTCTATAATAGTAAACTTCGCGGCCGTCCTTCATCTTGCGAGTGTAAAGCGTGTACGGTTCGGCATAGCGCGGGCTCATGCTTAGAGTGTAGCGCGTGGCTACATATTTGGCAACATTGGCATGGCCATAAAATAAAAAAAGGCTAATTCCTTATGGAATCAGCCTTTAGCTCGTGGAGGTGAGGGGAATTGAATCGCTGACTTTCGATTGCATATACCATATATTGTGGTGGTATTCTAGCGTATTTCGCGGTTACTTCGTAACCTTGATATTGATTAATTAGCTACAAAATAATGAAATATACTTTTTTATCGCGTAATTGCTTACTACGCCGTCTTGTGGTGGTCGCGGCCTCCGGTGCACGTAGTGGCTACACAAGTGGCGACATGAAAAAGGTGAAATTCGCACCTCCACGCTCGCCCCTCACCTTTATTTGAAAACCATGCTATAATATACAAATGCCAGCGCCGACCATGTTCAAGATTACGAGCAATTCAAAAGAGTTCATGCGCGAGCTTTATAAGCGCGAGGGCGCCTTGCAAAAGGTGACGGCGGCAACGCTTACGGACACGGCGCAGGCGGTTACGACGCGGAGCGAGCGGAATCTTTTACGGTCGATGATAGTGCGTACCCCGTACACGCTCAAGAGCCTAAAAACGTACAAGGCGAGCCCGAAGCGACCTATAGAGAAACAGGACGCCATAAGCGGTACCGTGTCGCCGTACCTACCCATACAGGACGAGGGCGGAAAGATTCGGGCTCGTAGAAAAATGATAGCCGTGCCGACTAATGTTCTACGCGGCAAGGATAGAAAAAGAAAAGTCCCGGCAAAATTCCGCCTTGCGAATATGGGCTCGATCACTAAGAGCAATCCGCAAAAGCTCTTCAAGCTGAAGTCGGGCATCTACTATCGCAAGGGCGAGGCACTTGGGGCCGCGCATTGGGGCAAACAGCGAAGGTATGACCGTATGTTCGGTGCCGTTTCAAGGCAAAAGTCGCAAAGGGCTATGGTCAAGGTGCGCTCGTTCGTTTCGAGTATTCGGCTTCGCGGTAGAAAATGGCACTCCGAAGCCGTCGAAAAATACGGAAATTGGGCCTATATGGCGACCGTTTTCAAGCGCCAGGCGCAGCGCTACCTAAAAGGCGTTCAATAATCTCCGCATGAAGGTGCCCCCGTTGCGGCCTTGAACCGCTGTCCTCTCCCTGGAATGGCTACAGGCGGCGGGGGCTTGGGCTTATTCGGCGTGGGCGTTTTTAAGCGCCGCATACTCTAAGGCGTCCTCTAGGCTGGGCCAGAGCAGAAAGCGGTGCTTGTCTCGGTCGAGAGTGATAGCGGCGTCGCGCTGGGCCGCGAAAAAACTGAAATATCGTTTCCCGAATGTATCGTTCCGCTTGAGCGTGCCATGCACTATGAAGCCTTGCTCGCGGCCTCGCTCGAAGCTTATCTCGAAAGCCGGGTCGTGCGTGTGGCCGGCGACGTAGAGATCGGCGTCGGGTATGTCACGGCGGGCGAGCTGCTTAAGGCCGTGCGTTTTATTAAAGCTCGAATTGTACCGAGTCTTGTGCGTGGCGACGATCCTGTACTCTTGCTCGCCTATGAGTAGCTTGCATATACCTATGCCGTCAAAATAGGTGACATTGCGATTCAAAAGCTTTTTGAGCGAGTTGCGGCCGCTTACTTTTTCCTCGAATTCGGCATGATTGCCCCAGGTGGCGAACAATACCTTTTCGGCGATTTCCTTGAGCCAGCTTTCAATAAAATCGTCTTGCTCCTCGGGGCTCGCAAGTTGTTTAACGACCGCCATTTGATTCTTGAAGCTTACGAAATTGTCCTCTTCGTCGCCAAGCAGAAAACAAAACAGGTAAGGAATAGACAAAATCGCGTCCGTCATATTGGACAGGCTTTCGTAGTCGGTGCCCATATTCCCGACGTGCGTGTCCGAGAGTCCCTTGAGCACTATCACGCTCGGCGGCTCTTTTATACGCACGGTGCCCGTATCTTGCGACCATGACGCCTTCTTTGCGATGCGCTGGCGTTCCTGAAAGCCTTGCGCTACTTCGCGCCAGTCAACAGTCCCGACCTTCTTGTCGATGCGTTCGAGGCTTGGCGGCTGTAGGGGCTCGACGAACTGGCGGCCGCACTCTTTACAGAGGAAATTCTGGCGGCCTATCTTGTGCCCTTTTTTCACGATGAGCGTCGAGTTGCATGATGGGCAAAGGTATTTCAAAGGCTCCCCTTCCAATTTTCAGCCGTTCGAACCGGCATGCCTATAAGCCAGGCGAGCAGCGCTTCAATCCGTGCGCCACGCGAGCGCAGCCAGCCAGGGAGCAGAGCTACGCCGTCGCAGGCCATCATAAGGCGGACGGCTTCCTTCATGTAGTCGAGCCATTTCCAGCCAGCGTGCAGGCCGATGCTTTCGGCGGGGTTTTCGACTTCGTAGCCATACTCGCGGGCTATGCGGGCGGCGCGGGCGAACTTGCGGCGGTAGTGCGGGTCTTTCGTAATCGAGCCGGACAGGTATAGCTTCATGCCTTGCCTCCCAAGAGTTGAAGCATGATCTCGTCAAGCTGGCGCTCAAGCTCTTCGATGGTGCCGTCATTGCTCGCTAGGAAGTCCTCGGAGACGCGGCATACGGCCGCCTCGCTCTCGTGCGACTTGTCTACCGGATAGCCGGGCCGCCATACGCGGATTACTATGCCGCCTTGCTTGTGGATCTCCTCGGCCTCGTGCGGGAAGCACAGGTCGGAGATCACGACAAGGGGCTCGTCTTTGGCCCTGGCGAGCAGTGCTTTTACCCATAACTTACGGCCGGTTACGCGCGCGAATTCAGGGTAGTTTTTCTTGAGTAGGTACTGCCCGAAATCCGTGCCGAGGGCTTGCATAACCTGGCGCGGGCTTATGCCGTACTCGGGGTCGATCTCGTCCTTGCGCGATTCTATTTGCCACGGCGACCATGCGAACATGGCGCAGGCCGCAGCCTTCAGGGGCGAGGCGAGGCTAAACCGCGCGTAGTTATACCGGCGCACGAGGTGGGCGGCGCAGGTGTCCTTGCCGTGGCGGGCGTTGCCGGTAAAAGCGATAATGCGGGGCATCATGGTACGACCACCACGAATTCAGCTACGACCGTTACGCGCTTGCCGAAGGTTTTTACCGTTACGCCTCCGGCGAAGGTAGCCTCGGCCATGAAGTGCCAGTCGCCCGCGGCCGAAAGCGTAGCGCCTGGGATATCGACATGGCACAATCCGCCAGCCGCATCGTCTATCGTCGCGGCGATGCTTCCGGTCGTTCCCGACGGGGTTTTGTACTTTATGGCGACAGTGAGCGCGTCCGTTAGGTCTGCGGCTATCGTCGCATTTACTCGTAGGCTTTGCCCGATTATGGCGGTAAGTACGCTACTCATGCGGTGATCTCCTTGCAGGTTTTTAAGGCTATGGCGATGTTAGACGGTGCTGGTACAAGCGAAATTTCGTCGCCAGGGGTAGACGCCGAGATTGATAGCAAGACGGGCGCGGGCAATATATCTATAAGCCGCGCAGAGATTGACAAGAATAGTTGTACCGATTGAACGGGCGGCAATATTTTGAATTGCTCCCACCCTGGGGCGTAGCCGAAAACTGTCAATTCGCCCGTGCTTGGTTCTATGGCTATGACGATGGACTGCGTGAAATCAGGCGCGAAGCCAGCAAGGACAAGCGCGGCTTCGTGTGGGGTTAGCTCTATCGTGCGAGTCTGTACGATCTCGGGCGTGGCCCCGACAAATGCTAGAGTCGCAAAAACTGGCGTCAAGGCGCGCGGTTGCGTTATTGCTGGCGCAAAACCGGCTAGAGATAGAGCGCCTGCGGACGGCGTGAGCGACTGCGGCTTCGTGATAGCCGGGGCATAGCCGGCGAGCGCGAGCGTTCCGGTAGTAGGGGAAAGAGTCGTCACTACCGTCACGGAAAGCGTCGGGGCGTAGCCGGTCAGGGCGGCCGTGCCAGAGCCGGGCGATATGGCACGAGGTTGAACGATAGTCGGGGCATATCCGGCGATGGATGCCGCGCCGGTGGCGGGGGTGCGGGCGTTCGGCTGGGCGAGAGAAGGGCTGGCACCTGCGAGAGTAAGGGCTCCGGCGAGCGGGGTGAGCGTAAGGCCGGACGCGACCGGCGCTGGCGGAAAAATTAAGTCGTCGGCCGCGTCCTCGGCTGGATTGGGGAGTTGAGTTAAATTAAGTAGTGGTAGCCCGTCAATCCAGTATGAGTCGTTCATGCTATGACTCGTCTACCCAGCCAATTTTCATATCGCCTTGAATAATGCCCGTTGATGTCGTGGAGCATTGAACGAGCAATTCAAGGCAAGATGTTTTTTGTATTATCGGGAGGCCCAGGGAAATCGCGTCGACGCCGGGGGCTTGAATGTTAGCGAGCATCTGCCCGACGGTTCCCTTTGCTACCCTTGCGGTAACGCCGAAGCTACCTACGGTGCCGGTCGTACCGGAAAGCGTCACGGATTGGATGCTCTTTATGGCGATGCCGTCGGTAGGCATGATATAAACGCACCTGCCGGAACGATTGAGCGGAGACGCACCGCTGAAGCCCGTTATTACGACCGTTTTACTGCCAGTATCATTCGCGTCGGTATAGGTGATCGTAAGGTTTGCGGCGGTGGTTCCGATGTCGGTATATATCTCGACGTACCACTCTACGTCTTGATAATCAGAGCGACACCTTCCAGCGGCAAGGGCCGTTTCTACTGCTAGGTTTACCGTCTGCGCGGTTAGCACTGTGCCGGAAAGCCCCGCCATGTGGGAGATACGGTCATAAAGCATATAGCTTCCGACCGTAACGCCGAGCGGGGCGAATCGGTATACGCGCCCCGTCATCGTGCCCCAGTCCGGTAAAACTATTCCGCCGGCGGTATCATCGTTGGGAGTAGCGGCGGCGCCGGGGATTGCTCCTTGCGACCAGAACGCACTACCAACGGCGCGCCAGAGCGACGCGACATAGCCGGCGGCCATATTGGCTACCGAGGCTTTATAGATAGGCACTCGTAGCCCTACGGCCATAGCGGCCAGCATTTTATCTCTCGTGAGCGCCATATTACGGCCTCGTCAGCGTAAACCACCCATTCGCCGGGCAGTTTATCGTTAAGGTGTTCCCGGCGCTCGTGGCGGGAACGTCTGCGGGCGTATCGTCGCCGATGAAGTAGCCGAGCAGAGGGTTCGTCATGCCTTCGACGGTTCCGGCTATGTACAAAACCGCATAGCGCCATGCCGCGATGTTTCCGCCCGAAGCCGTCCACGAGGGAGCGGCAGAGCTGAATTTATAGCCCTTCGAGATTTCGGTGAGCAAAGGCGAAAGGATGGTATAGCCGCCAGCCGTGTAGCCGTTCGCGGCGGCTATTTCATTCGCGGATACGTCGGCCCATTCGTCGTGCGTGTCCTGGTTCGGCGTCCAGCCAGAGCCGACAAGGGCCATCTTGATCGTAAGCGAAGTGAGGTCAGCCCCGCCCATAAGCGCCTTAGCGGTCGCGTCGAAAAATTGCAGCGTTCCTACTGCCATATATTACTCCTTATCTTTCACAAGGCGGCCTTCGCGCTCTAGTTGCGCGCGTATGTCCTCGACGGAGCGAATATACGCGACCATTTCCACCCAGTAATCGAGCGGAACGAGGACGATAGTCTCCGTCGCGTCAAGGCTTATCCCGTCGGGCGGCAGCGGTAAGATCGGCCAGTCCAGGGGCAGGCTTTGCTCCGGTACGCTCGGCCGACTCGCGCAGGAGGTCAAGACTAGCATCGAGACGAGCAGGAGCAGGGCCAGAGCGCAGGCGGGCAAGGTCTTTTTCGAGAACACGGCGGGCCTCCAGGGATTGAATAAAGGATTCGTGGGCGCGCTCATAGCGGAGTTGCATGTCGCGGTACTCGTCTTTTACGCGCCGCGAGTACTTGAGCGAGAGGTATAGAGCGCCGGAAAGCGCGAGGATTATGCCGACGAGGTAGAGCATTAGCGCGCCCCTAGCCTACTGCCTGCACCTTCGAGCACAGTCACGCCGAGAAGCGCAGCGCCAGCGGTTATGAGGGCCACGCCTGCGCTTATGGCGATCTGCGCGTTAGGCATAGGCTCAAGCCTAAAAATGGCAACGGCGCCCACCGCAAGCAAGAGGAGGCTGCCTGCCCCGATGAGCGCCGCGCCAAAAGCTCGCTTTGAAGATTTCACGCCGGGAGACTCTTCGAGTATGCCGGTGATTTGCTGGGTGATGTCGCTCATACGGTACCTCCGTAAATTACGATATAGGGCTGGACGTTTTGCTCGTACTCGACGCGCCCTATGCGCCGGGCAAAGCCGTCTCCGCCAACGCGGGCGGGCCATGAGTCGTGATAGATGATCTCGCCTTTTTCGTCGTCGTAGGCTACGGCGGCCAGGTAGTGCCCCGGGGACTTGAGGCATATCTGCGCCGCGTGGCCGTCCTTGATGAGTTGCACGACCGAGGCCCATGAGCCGCCGAAGGAAAAGCGACCGGAGGCTCCGAACACTTCGCGCACCGCGAGCGGGTAGTACTGCGGGACTCGGTTGCCCTGGATGCCCTCGGGGTTTACGTCGCGGCGTTCACGGCGCAATGCGTCGTAGTTCCTCGGATCGTTGAAAAAGTCGGCAAGCACCTCCTCGGGCTGTGGGCGATACGGGCCGGGGCATACGATCTCAAGCGGTACGCCGAGGGCCGCAAGGCAATTGACCGCCGCCGTCGGGCCGCAGGTTTCAAGCCAGGAATCCGCGCCGGATTTCCGCAGTTGCTCCTCGGTGGGGTTGTTCGTCTGCGTGAAATAGCGGGCGCGGTCGCTCCAGTTGGGCGCGCCGGTTATCATGCGACACTTCCAGAGAGCGCTACGATAGCCACGATGACCGCCGCGATCGCCGCAAAAGACCCTAAGAAGGTAGCGACAAGCATCGCCTTTTCGCGGGTGCTCATTTTTCTACGTTCTACGCGCTCGCGTTTTTCTTCGTCGGCGCACTCGTGATCCTCCCGCGATAAAAGCGTCGGGAGCGTTTTTTCTATCACCTCGACGCGCTCTTTCGTATCGCGCACTTGAGACGCAAGCCCGTCGCCGTTCGAGCCGATCACGGCATACCAGAGTTGATAGACCATTTCTTCCATCGTTGCGGGGCGGGCAATTTTAGTCACGCTAGTACACTCCATCGGGCGGGATATAAAGTCGACCGGCGACTACGAATTCGCCGTTTCCGTCTGCTCGGGCCTGGGCTTCATAAAGCAGCTTGCGCTCAAGGAATCGTGCCTCGCTCGTGCAATGCTCCTCGTAGAGAATCGCGCCGCTCGCAGCCACGAGGTACAAGGCCCATCGCTCGTATTCGGAAAGCACAACGGGCGCCTCGACGACCGGCGCTTCGACCGCGGGCTCGGTTTCGATGTAGTAGTACCGCTCGATCACGGGCTGGGTACACGAGGCGAGCAGCAGAGCCGCGAGAATTGCCAGCCTACGCAAGCGGTTTCTCCTCGGGTTCGGGTTCTACGGGGAAGGCGAAGGGCTCCTCGCTGATATACGGGTGCCAGTCGCCACCGCGGGCACGGCACTCGCACTCGAACATGCTCCAGCGGTCGTGCGCTTTTTCTTGCGTCGGGTAGGTTTCTGCGCCTTCGATTTCCTTCGTTGCGCTGTTGTAGATACATACGTGAATTTTTTGCGTAGCCATGTTTGCCTCCTTGAGATGTTAAGCGGCCTTGATGCCAGCCCAGGTGTAGACGTACTGGCCGACGGTGCGGGGGTCGGTGGTTTTGCCGGTGCGAGGGGTACCGTTGGTGCCGTCGGTTATGGCCGTAGTAGTTGGGAATATTCCAGAATCGTTTCGCAACACTCCGCCAGCAGAACCGGAGTTGCCGAGCCCGGATGTTCCGAAATTATACTTTACGCCCTGCCCCCTATCCATCTTTCTAAACCCGCCAACGACTTCCCCGTCAGCATCGCCAGCGGCCACGCCTACGAATCCGGCAATTTTGTGAAGCCTTGCGTTCGCGCTTCCTGCTATGCGGTAGGTGTAAACGCAAGCGGTCTGCGAGCCGGAGGCGGGGGTTCCGGTTACGACGACGGTGCGCGCTACGAGATTGATCGCGCCAGAAATCGCATAGTCGGTGCCTGCGATATTAAGGCATCGCTGGGTGGTGCTCGTCGAAGTATCAGCGGCGAAGGTCGCGGCCTGCCCGCCGTTAAGAAAGCCGGAGACAAGGGAGTCTTCCTGCAAGAGCTTGACGAGCGCGTTTGCGGCCGGAGTGTCGGGGAAGGTTACGGTTGAGCCGGACACGCTTACGGTGTGGTCGGTTACTCCTTTGACTTTGGCTTTCTGCGCGCGGAGTTTCGCAACGAGCGGCGGGTACATGGCCGGCGTGATGTCCTGGTCGACGTTGCGGGGGATGGCGGGGAAATCTGCGCTCGGGGTTTCCTCGGTTTCCATGAAAAGAAGCTCGCCGACTTGATGCGAAAGCCCGCGCACGGCGCGCAAGAGCTGGGTCTGCGAGCCGCCGTCGAGAGTAAGCCCGAGCCCTTCGATTACGGCGCAGATTTCTTCTTGGAGGTTGTTTCTGTCCTCGGCTATGCCGGCCGTTCCGGTCGTGCCGGTTCCGGGGTTGCGGTCTACGTGAAGCCCGCCGACGCTATTCGGCGCAGTTGTTCTTTTCATTCGTTGCCTCCTTGGTTATCAGGTGCCATCGTTTCCGCACTCTTCTATGCCGCAAATCGCAAGCCCGCTCTCGGTCGTCGCGGTGAGCCCGAGTATCGTCATGGATGAACACGGCACGAGGTGAAGCGGCGCAAAGTGCGCGATTATTGCCGCGACGCGAGCGGCTTCCGCGTCGTTGTTAAGCTCGCCAGAAACGTCAAAATAAACGGGCGAGTAGTCGCCTTCTACGCCGGCGCATTGCTCGACTCCAGCCTCGGCCGCTCCGCACTCGCTCGTGGCGCTTACTTCGGAAATAATCACGCCGGAAAATTCGCGCGTGACTTGTTCTTGTAGCTGGTTCCGCGTCATGCCGCCGACCGAAAGTCGGATATTCTCAAGGCGCTCGCGCTGGGTGGCGAGCGGAAGCGTCTCGTCGTATTGAAGGCCGAGGGCCGCGTGCCATTCGGGCAGAGTGTCGGTCGCGGTGCCTGGGTTCGCTTCGGCGACGATCTTGCGGGCCGCTAGCCTCGCGGCTTCGAGCGCTTCGCCGAGCGCTATGGTCAGCGGATCGTCGTGTATAAGTCGCCACGCCCTACCACGAGGAAATAGCAGCCGAAAGGCGTCGCGCATTACGCCCATGTCACCGTCCCTGGCTTGGCGATCTCGCCGATGGGTAGCGTGTACGTCGTGACGCCGGAGCCTATGCCGGAAATGGTAAGCGTGACGGCGGTCGCCACGGCTACCGAGGCTATAACAAGCGCCCATACGGCCGCGAGGCTTATCACGTCAGTCGGCGCGGGGTCGTCGCTAAATTGCTTCGGGTATGCGGCGTATATGTAAGACTCGAAGGCCGCCTCGATGCGCGCTTTCGTTGCCGCGTCGGCAGGTGATACGCCGGTTATAGACACGTCAACGGTGCGCTCGGTGGGTGCCTGCGCGTATACGGTCGCGCATAGTGGGCGGCGGAGCGGGTCTTGCAAGTACGACTGCACCTCCGCAATTTTCCCGGCTTCGGGGATGCGCGCGGCGCCGGTAAGCGCGGCTAGTGGGTAGACGTATACGTCCGTACCCGAGCGCGTGGCGTGAGCGAATTCTATGCCGGCAACTTCCATCGCCCAGCGAACATAGTCGCCCGTCGCGCCGCCCTGGGGCTGGTTTCTCATGCGCTGGATGATACGGGCGCGATACGAGGCGACCGTTTCGGCGTCTATGGCGGCGACGGACAAAGAAGCGACGACTGCGCTCGTGATACCGGCTATCGGGGAAGGAAGCGCAAGCTCCGTGGCCGGCGCGAGGTTCCCGCTTATTCCTGCGACAAGGGCTTCGACCTGGGCGCTCGCGGTTCCGCCTATGATGGTAACGTCCGCCGACTGCGTAAACACGAGCGAGCCATAAGCCCATAGTGTGCCGGCCGCGACGACGGTATCCTCGGCGCCTGTAATCGTGATAGCGAGTATCGCCGTCGTGGCAGCGCGGCGAGGCATGGCGTAGCGCTCTCCGAGATAGGCAAGGAATTCAGCGTCGGCGGTCTGCGGGTGTATCTGCCGCATGGCCCATAAAATGACTTGATACAAAAGCGCGAGGGCGCCGGAAAGTGCGACTGCGAAAACGCGGACGACCGCGCGGGCGAGGATTGGTATGCTCGTCCCGATCTTGCCTTCGACGCTGGCAATGATCTGCGCTTCTATCGAGGCGCGGGTGGGTGGGGTGTACACTATAGGGCCTCCTCGGTGGCGCGCCAGGTGCGAGCGTAGCGGTATGTCGATTCGGTTCCGTCGGGCTCGGTTATCGTTATGAGCATGTTGATGCGCTCGGGGCCGTGGATCTCCGCTTCGACGACGACGCTTTTCGCGATGCCTTCGTCTATGAGCCAGGCGAGCGCTCGGCGGGCCTCCTCGGCGTAGTCGTTCTTGAGCGAATTCGTGAGGGATTCCGCTTCAAGGATTTCAAGCTCGGAGCCGAGCGTGGAGTCTGCCCACCATCCGGTGAGGGTGTAAAGCGAGATATACACGGCCGTCGAGAGGCCGCCGTCCATAGCGAGCTGGCCGGCTTGCCATACGGTAGCGCCGCCGTCGGGCGTAGGCTGTAGCTTGATGTCGCCGTCGTAGGTCATGCGATCAGCCTCCCGTTTTGATGGTGGTCGTCTTGGCGGCCGAGATATTAAGCGACATAGGCGTCACGGGGGGCGTACCCGCGGAGCCGTGTACGTGCAAATTGAGCGATGTAATGAAGGATTGCAGGGCCGTATTTAGTTCGGCGTGCGTGACGAAGTTTTTACTATTTCCGTTCAGCTCGATGTTGCCAACAGCGTCGAGATATATTTTCGACTTGACCGTCTTTCCGTCGGCGGTCGTCGAGTAGATGAGTACTTCGCCGTCGGTCAGTTCAAGCGTGATTTGATAGTTCGCGGCGCCGATTACGACGCGGGTTTTTCCGCCAGCATACGGCACCATGAGGACGCGCGAGCCCTTCGGTGGGCGACTGAAAAAGCCGGAGGGGCCGAAAACCTCGGCCTCGGTATCCACGTCGCCGATTCCTTTTCCGGTCGTTACGACCTGCCGGCCGGGGGCTCCGGCGCGTATCTTGAGCGCGCTGGACACGACGCGGACGAGTTCAATTATTCCCACGGCGTGCTCCTCGGAATTTCACCCGAGTACGTTTCGGGAAGGACGAGGCGGAAAGTAGTTTGCTTGCCTTCGGGCGAGAGCGTGAAGGTGCAGCCGGCGACGATATACTTCGCGCGGGTACGCAAAAGCGACGAGGGCGCGAGTAAGGTCACGGCCTGGCGCTCGGCCCATAGCTTGCCGTCGGGGCGCCGCCATCCGGCTACGGACGCGGAGGCAGAGAAGGCGCTGGCCTCGGATTCCGCGCGGAGGCGTGCGGCGGTCGTGTCGGGCTTCTCGTCTACTTCGCCGACGCTTACGAGGAGCGGGCGGTATGCCTTGATGCTCGCGTCGCGCGAGGTTCCTACGACGCCGGGCTCTCCGGCGAACTGCGTGGCGGCCTTGTATACAGAGTAGACCTTCGCGTCGTCAAAGGTGGCGGAGGCGGACAGTAGCGGGTACTCGCCTTCGGTGAAATCGGCTACGACGGGGCGGTCTTTCAAGGCGCGGCCCCACGAGATTACGAGCTTTCCGTCGTAGCTCGAATTGAGAAGCAAGAGGCGCGGGGCAGCGAGAGAATTAAGGAACCGCGCGGGAGTGTCGCCGTAGTCGGCGCGAGCAAGGTCAATCGGGTTCGTGTCGTTGTCGGCGCGTACCTTGATGCCGAAAGGCTTGCATACCTGGCTGGCAATAGTAGAGAGCGCGAGGCCGTTGTACTCAAGTGGGCCGTCGATGGAGCAATCGTTTAGAGGGCCGGTGAGCGAGCGACCTTGTAGCGTGAGCATGCGGCCGTCCTCTGTCAAGGGTGCCGCAATATGCTCAAGCGTGCCGGTCAAGATTATATCGTCGCCGATGTAGACTTCGACGCGGGGATACTGCCGGGGCCGCAGGTCGCGGAACGCAGGGAGAGACGGATCAAAAGGCACGGACACCGAGAAGGCGTCGGAAATGGTATCGACGGCCATGTCGATCGAGACGCCCGTCCAGCCGGCATATTCGCGGCCGTTTATGACGAGCCGCACGTCGTCAGGGCTACGCATAATACCGCCACTCCGTACCGGCGGGTACGACGAGGATCATGTCGCCGCCCCACTCATTCCAAGAGATGAGATCCGCATAGCGGTCGGCGTCTCCAAGGTACTTGTACGCAAGATCGAAGGGCGTCGCGGCTTCGGCGGATACGACACGGCGCTCGGCCGGCAGGTCGTAGGCGCTCGAAAGCAAGTACGCGCTCGCGCGGGCGCGGAGTTCGGCCAAGAGCGAAAGGAGCGCGGGGTCGGGAACGTAGCCGACGGATTGCGCGTACTCTATGGCCGTCTCCACTATGGCAAGCGCGGCGTCGAGGCGTTCGGCTATAGATACGGCTTCGGTGCGGTTTCCGATGGTGCCAGCCGTGACCGCTTCCGCGACTGCTATCGCGTTGGCTATCATGTCAAGGACGCCGGCGACGGCCGTCGCAAGCGGAGTGCCGCCAAGGGCTTCGGCTGCGCTTACGATGAGGCCGGAATAGCCCTCGACCTTTGCCGCGATGCCGGAGTCCAGGCGGGCGGGTATGCGGGCCAGGGCGACGACGGAGCCGGCGAGTAGCGCGGGGGTGCCGGCGAGCGTGTCTATGCCGATTTCGATGGCGCGAGCGCCAGACTCTAGGGCCGAGCGGGCGTCGTCGGAGGCAGAGGCTACGCTTTGAAGTGCCGCGTTCGTGGCTTTGACGCGCGAGACGATCTTCGACTTGATGCGCGCGAGGTCGGTGGCGTTGTCCGCTTCGAGCTGTGCGGACTCGGCTGCGGAAGCGGCGGCCTGGTCGGCGGCGGCTTGTATGGCCGCGGCGGTATTATCCGAGACGGTAAGCGTCGAGAGGTCGGGAGCGTGGACGAATTCAACCGTGAAGCTTGAGCGGCGGAGGCCGTCGACGTAGTTTTCCGATTGGCTCCAGGTGAAGGGCAGCACGTCGATGTCGCCCCATCGCGGGTGCTTGAGCTTCGCTCGGCCACGCTCGCCGAGAGCCGCATCGAAGGCGTCGCCGAACAGGTCGCAGTCGGGGCCGATAAAATATAATTCCATCGCGTACCGGCGGGCCGCGTTGCCGTTGTCCTGCACCTCGGCGATGTTGGACTGCGGTATCTCGAAGATCGCGGCCTTCTTGCTGCCGGAGCGCGTGAGGTCGTCCCATAGGGGGCGGTGCTCGGTGCCGGACGGTGAGACATAGACAAGCTCGCGGAGGCGGTCGATTTGGCTCATCGGCTCCGCCCCATTGTCGGCCCCTGGTTTACCGTTATGCCTGGGGCGCTGCCGGTCTGGCGCATAGAGGTGCCGCCGGGGAGATTATTGAAGTTTACGTCGAGGGTCGAGTTCGAGGTGGAGGAAACGGGGGCGAGCCCTTGGACGGCAGCCCGGCTCGATTGCGAAGGCCCGGCGGTGTTGCGGGAGCGCGCTGATACGCCTGCGGCAGCGTTGTCGCCATTGTACACGCCTTCGCCGCCCATGCCGCCGAAGAACTTCTCGATCTTGTCCCAGTTGGCTACTATGAGCGTAATGAGTGTAACCGCTGCGCCGATGGCGAGTACCCAGGGATTGCCGGCGCCCATGAGCGAGGTCGCTATGCTTACGGCCTTGATACCGGCGGCTAGGCTAAGAAGGCCCGAAAGCGTGCCGGGCGAGGTGATGAATTCTATGCCTTTGGCGACACCGTTGAAAACGGCTTCCATTTTCTGCCCGATGAGGTCTTGATTTGACTCTACCCAGGCGCCGATTTTTTCGACAACGCCGTTCAGGCGCTTCGAGAATTCGATCATAATGGGGAGAGCCGACTTCATGGCACGGGCGGCCACTTGCTCGATGTTCGTGGCGAGGACACGTTTTTGGTTCGCGTAGCTCGTGGCGAGGGTCTTGGCAAAATCGCCTTGCGCGTCGGCGCTGGCTTGCATGAGGTAGGCATAGCGTAGCTCGATCTGCTCGCCTTGCTTCATGGCGGCCCAGCGCTTTTTGATGCCCTGCGTGAGCGCGAAGGCTTCGAGGTTCGCCACGGACATATTGATGCCGAGCTGCTTGAGCGGTTCAGTTTCGCCGGATATACCGGAGCGGATTTTGTCAAAAGCTTCTTGTGCGTCGAGGTTGTAAAAGCTGGCGAAGTCGCCGGCGAGGGCGGACAAGTCGGTCGCCATCGCGACCATGCCGTCGCCGGCGAGGCCAGAGCTTTTAAGCATCGCGCCCATTGTGCCTGAGAATTTTTTAGCCTGTAGCTCGGAGAGGCCGAACGCCTTGAGGGCGCTATTCGCCCAGGCGTTAACCTTGCCCGCGCCCTCGGCCCCGAAGCTTGTGTCGACGACGTTCTGGACTTCGGTCAGGTCGGAGGCAAGGTCGAGCCCTTTTTTCGCCAGTAGGCCGAGCGATACTACTGCGGCTCCGGCGACGATATTGATGCCTTTGTTCAGGCCGTCGACGACTTTGTTCATGTCGACGACGCCCTTTTTCATGTGGCGTACCGGCCCGGTCATCCGGTCGACGGCGGAGAAAATGGTTTGTAGTGTAAGCGCTTTCGTCATTGCCTCCGCCTTTACTTGCCTAGCCCGAGCCGTGCTTCATACCAAAATTCGAGCCGCGATATGGGCATCTTCTCGACCGGCCCTTCGCCTGGAAATTGTGCGGCAACCGTCACGAGCATCTCCCGCACAAACGACTTTTTTACCTGCCGAAAAAACCCAGCTCCACCATGATGTCCTTGAGGGCATCCACGTCGCGCGCCTTGATGCGGTCGCCGATCCCGACGGCTAGATCGCCGGTTTTGACGAGCGCGCGAATGGTCATGTCCACCCATTGCCCGAGGTTTACGCCGCCATTGGTATAGACGGACGAGGCGCCGCGTATGTACTCAAGTTCGAGCGCGGTGGCTTCGCGGAATTTCACGAATTCCATTTTTTCGCCGTTCTTGAGCTTCAAGGGGGCCGAGAGTCTGAATTCCAGGGCTTCGGCTTTCGGGTCATAGACGAGCGAGCCGCGCTCTATGAACGGGACAAGGGCGCTCGTCTCCGGCTCGTCTAAGGGCTGGAAGCCGAAGGCGTCGCGTATGTCCTGCATGGTGCGAATCGCTGCGGCATGAGCCTCGGCGGCTTCCTCGGGGGTGAGGGCTGGGGCGTCCACTATATGCGCTCCATCTTCGGGCCACGCATGGTGAGGCCAGCGGCGCCGGTTCCGGTGTTCAGCTTGAGCTCGCCTTCGATGCCGAGCGAGCCGCGCCAGGTCTGGCCGTCGGCGGTGCCGAGCACTACGGATACGGGCTCGCCGGCGTTCTTTATGTCTTGCAGGTATTCCAGGTCGCCGCGAGACGAGTCGATGGACACCTCGGCGCCGTCTATACCGCCGAGGACGCGTTTCTGCGTGCCGACCATGACGCCGTTGCCGGCGGCCTTGTACTCGTTGTCGAAGCCGCCCTCCATGATCTCGAACGCCGCCTCGGGCGAGGGCTCGAATTCCCGACCGTTGATCTTGAACTGGCGAATGTCTCCGCCGCGTACCGTTGCCATGCTGTTCTCCTTATGCCGCTACGGCGGGAGCGTAAAAGCCCCAGGCTACCCGGCCCGCGATAATGCGGAGGCCGGCCGAGAATACGTCGGGGATGAGCAGGTTAATGCGTCCGGGGTTCGTCGCGTCGATCTCGGTCACGATGCCGGCTTTTACGGCGGCGATTTCCTTCGTGAGCCCGAGTTCGGCCCACCACTCGACGAGGGTGAAGGCGTCGGCCTTGACGACCTTCGGGCTTATAGCGTAGGCGACCGCGGATACGGCGGCATCGTCTACCACGATGGCGTCGCCGTAGGGGGCTGCGCTGAAAAGGGTGTCGAGGCTGTAAAGCTTAAACGCCCAGTTCCCGAGCCACGCTGCAAAGCGATACGTGTCGTCGGCCACGCCCTGCGCGTCGGTTTCGTAGGTGGTCACGAAGTCGATCATTTTGACCGTGCCGTCGGGCTCGTTGCGCGTGGTAGATCCGCCGACTTTCACCGTCGCATCTTGCTCGGCATACGTCCAGGCGGCAGCCTGGCCGGCGCGTATTCCAACGAGAGGGCGGAAGCGCATCGGGGTGCCGGGCTGTATCTGCTGGCGGGCCGCGAAAAGGGCCGCGGCGCAGGCCGCTACTTCGAGGGGGAGGCTCGGGCTGTCCTCGGCGGGTACCCAGGACGCGAACTTGGAATTCCTGGCGTCGACGGCGGTCTTGAAATCGGCTTTCGCGCCGGTGTAGCCGAACACGCCGAGGAACGGCATTTTCACGCCGGAGCCGTTGCGGACTTCGGCAGCCGCTTCGAGGGCGGATATGCTCGTCGCGTCCTGGTAGGGGCAGGCGATGGAGGTGTACCACGTACCGCCGAGGAGGCCGAGCGCGGTGGTCGGGTCAGGGTTCGTCGCGCCGGAGGCCATCGTGCCGAGGGTCAGCGCCACGCCGGCAGGTTCGGCGGAGGCGTCGCCGGAGTCGAGGTCTTTCTGGATGCGGATATCGTTTCCGGTGGCGCCCTTCCATCGGCAAGTCAAAGTTACGGTCGCGGTGTTGACCGCGGCGGTAACGGGGAGGTCGAGGGCCGCGTCGATGGCGGCCTTGATCTTCGTCGCTATATTAGCGGTCGTATCGCCTGCGGCTATGGCGACGGGTATTTTCTGGCCGGCGATAAACAGGGCAATCGTACCGGCAGCGGTAGCGGCGGCGGTGGCGATGATGGTGCCCGAGGCTGCTACGCCTCCGCCGGCATCCGCGAGCGGTATGGCGTAGATCGGGACGCCGGGGGCCTGGGCGAAAGCCTTGCGCGCCATGAGGTGCAGCATGGAGCCGCGGCCGTAGAGGGTCATGGCGTCGGCTTCGGTAGCCAGGAGCGCCGGGACGTTGGCGGTCGGGGTCTTTCCGGCGTTGTACTGCCCGAGCAGAGCGATGCGGTGCTGTATGATGAGGCCGGAAACGCCCGCGCGCTTGCCTGCCTGCTCCAAGAAAACCGCGCTCGCGGCGGCGTTGGCTGGTACCGTGTCATAACTAATCACGGCGGCCTCCTTTACAGGGTATAGAGATTTGAAAACTTGCCCACAGTCGCAGCGATTTCGTCGAGCGGCACGAGGGCAAGGTCGTCGGGTTCATATGCGTATGTAATTTCGATAGTCCACGCGCCGGCGAGGATCGTGGAGTCCATCGTCGCGTCGTCGAAGGAAATGCGGGCCCATGAGGGCCGGGCAATCTTGCCGATGGCGCCGACCGCCTGGCCGAAGTCGTAGCCCTCGCGGGCGAGTAAGGCGCGGCGCACTTGTTCCTTGAGAAGCCCCAGGCGCGCGTATGCGGCGGAGTCGTCGGTCATGGTAGGAACGAGGCAAAATATCTTTATTCGGGCCGTATAGTCGCGGCCTTCGGGGGTGTCTGTTTCAAGCTCGATATTTACAAGCGGGGCGGTGAGGTCTTGCAGGGGCGCGGAGCGGTCGCGCTCGATGTTATACGCGAGAGCCGCGTTGATAGCCTTGTCGGCGTCGCGGTGCGTCGTAATCTTGGCTTTTATGCCGTCGAGGATTTTGTCGTCGAGGCCGAGGGTGGTGGCGCTCATGCTGCCGCGTTCCTCTTGAGGATGATGGTCACGAGGCCGGCGGTTTCGTCGATCATAACGTCGGCAAAGCGATATGCCCGGCCGCCTATGGTGGCGACCCAGCCGGGAATTTTTAGCACTTCGGGATCAGTTACGGAATTATCAGAAAGCTCGTCCAGCGAAAATGAAGCGGAAGCGGCAGCGCCTACGACGGCCATACCGTCAGCGTTTACGCTCATGCCTCGGCTAAAATGGAGGCAGGCCAAGGGGAAAGGCGCAAGTTCCAAAGCCGCGGGGGCAGCGAGGACAGCGGAGTCTCCGTCAAGGCCGAGGATTGCTTTCGCATCTTGCTGGACGAGCTGGGACAAGGACATTCTCTGTTACTTCTTTTCCTTGGGCTCGGGCTTCGGGTCGGGCTTGGCGTCGTCCATAACCTTGTGGCCTTCGCGCTTGGCGAGAATTTCGGATACCTTGTCGGATACGGCGCCGACGTAGCCGTTCGGATATTGCAGTTTTTTGCTCATGCGCGGCCTCCTTGTAGGAAGTAGGCGGAGCCGGTTGAGGCTCCGCCGGGGTCAGGATTAGGAAACGGCGGACACGACCTTGGCGGCCAAGAGCGGCAGGGTGTAGCCGGCGGCGCCGCGATAGTCGGCCAGGAAGGCCAACTTGCGGTTGAGCGGCTGGGGTACAAGGTTCTGCTCTACGTCCTGGCGCTTCTGGTAGACAAAAGGCTTGAGGCTGTAGTCTAGCGATGCGGCGTAAAAGTCGTTTACGTCTGAAGCGCCAGGGAGCACGTAAACGCCGGAAATCCAGCCCCTATAGGGATTAGCCGCTCCGCTATTAGTCAGGGCGGGATCGGCTACAGACTCAGCGACCTGGCTGAATCCGCGCTCAAGTTTGGGGTGTACAAAGAAGGTGCTCGGAGCGATGCCTACGGGCTCTCCCTTGTCGTCCTTAAACTGAAGCATGGCAAGGCGCACGGTATCGATGTCAGCCTCGATTTGCCCCACGGTCGGGGTGCCTGCGGAGATGGTGCCGGCAAGGAGGTTGTCATTCACGCGAGCGCCAGAGGCGTCAGAGAAGAAGGCTACGCCGTCAAAAGCCTTGGCGGTCGTGCCGTTCAGGATAAGACTTTCGAGGAGCTTGCCGCGGTGCATAAGGTAGCGCTCGGCCTGGGCGCGGATGCGCGGCAGGATGATATTCCACTTGTCGTCAGCGATCTCGTCCTCGTCTACGCCAACGGCCGCCGCGAAGTGCTTATTGCGGAGGGTGAAACTATACTCGGCAAGGTCGTCGATGTTAGCATCGCCGATCCATTCCTCGAATTGAGGCATGGCGCCGAGCCAGCGGTAGTCCTCTTCGGCGCCTGTCGAGGTTATCTCCATGAAAAGCTGGCCTAGTCTTACATAGGCGTTCATGGATGCCATCTCGGCAGTAGCCTTGTTAAATTCGGTGCGGAAGATTTTTTCCGCGGTTACTATCTTGCTGTTACTAAGCATTTAAGGCTCCTCTCCGTTAAACCAGGGCCGTCTTAGGTAGGCGCTGGCGGAAGTCAATGCAAATTGCCGAGCCGACTACTACGTCAACGATTCGGCCGCAAGGGTTGGCGTTCGTCGCGGTCTTGGCTACCAGGTCGTCAGCGGTCGCGTAGGCGAAATCGTCAAGGTCAGCCTGGGCGGCGGAAGCGAAAGGAATCCAGATTTTACCGGTTTCGATTTCGATGTCGGGGTTTTCGCCAGCGCCGGCTACTACGCCATACTTTGCGACGCCGCAGGGGGTATATCCTGCGGTATCGGCGGCGAGGACTGCGAGTCCGGTGCCCGGTACTATGGCGATGATGGAGCCTTTGTATATCGTGGTTGAGGCGGTCAGCTTGGCGCGGAGGACTTCAGACGCGCCCTGGACTTTATAGCCGCGATCTGCGGATAGGGCCATACTCTACTCCTTTTCCTTGGGGCCGTACTTTTCAAGGTCGGCCTGGGTTATGCCTGCGAGCGCGGCAGTCTTGAGAAACTCGGGATCGGGGCCAGAAACGCGTTCGGCTTCCTGCGTCGCCACGTCGGGCGCGTTTTCGCCGCCGGTGCCGCGCAGCGCGGCGGTCACGGCCTTGGGGCTGGCTTCCTCGAAGCTCTCGCCGGCGGCGATGCTCGCCTCGACGGACTTGCGGGCCTCGCCGTTAACGGCCAGGGTGAGCAGCTTTTCGCGGCGCTGGCGTTCCTTGTCGATGCCGTTTTTCTCGGCCTCGGCGCTTATCTGGGCGACGAGATCGGGATGCTCGGCCTTGAGCTGGGTAATGTCCATTTTTTCGGACTCCTTGCTCTTGGATGTGGCCGCCGTAGTGGCAGCGGCCGAGCTGGCAACGCCAGCGGGGATACGGGAAAGATGGGAGCCGCGTACTTCGTCGATCATGCCGGCGGCCAGGGCCTTCTCGGCTATCACGACGCCACCGCGGCCGAAATCCTCGTTAACCTTCTTGGCGCTTACGTTGCGGCCGTCGGATACGCGGCGAACAAAAACGGAATGAACGTCGTCGAGGTGAGCGATGATCTTGGCGCGGCCTTCGGGGGTCGCCGTGTTGGGGCGCTTGTCGGGGGCGTCGGTCGAGGTGTAGACGCGGTGCGCGATGCCCTCGGACTCAAGGGCGGCGCTGTCGTCGTACTCCTCGGCGGCGACGCCTATGGAGCCGACAGTCGAGGCGGGCGAGAGGGCGACGATACGGTCGGCCTGGCTGGCGAGCCAGTATGCGGCGGAGGCGGCCATGCCGTCCACGTAGGCGATCGTCGGCTTCGATACGGCGGCGATAATCTGCGCCACGGCGTCCACGCCGTCGACGTACCCGCCGGGGCTGTTCACGTCGTAGGCTATGGCTGACACTTTCGGATCGGCGTCGGCGGCCAGACTGGCGGCGCTTATGTATCCGTACTCGGTGAGCGCTTCGGCGGTATAAGCCCCGCAGGCGTCCGTCTGCGCGGAGGGGGTAAGCTCGCCTACTATGGGAATATGGGCAACGCCATCGGCGTCGACGGCATAGAGGGCTTTCGTCTCGCCTGGCTTCGGGGCGAGCAGTACGTGAGCGCTGGCGATGAGGTCGGCGCGAGCTTCGCGCATTTCGGCTGCGGTGCCAAGGGTGCGGGCGACTTTCAAAAGCTCGCGGCGGTCAGAGCGAAGGCGGGACAGGAAGCCGGCTTCCATAGCGTAGAGTCTCATTCGTCGCCTCCTTCGGGGGTGTTCGGGTTCGGGCTGCCGTCGGCGGGGTCGTCGTTTCCAGGCTCGTCGCTCGGGGGTACGGTGGCGCTTTTGGCGGTGGCTGGAGGCGCCGGCAAAAGCTCCGCTTCGCGCTTCAGGCGGGCGGCGTTTTCGTAGTAGTCGCTGCGATTGTATTCGAGGGCTACGCGCTCGCGGGTGGTAGCGCCTTGAGCGATTCGCACGTCGGCGGCGTTGGCGTCCTTGAGCGGGTCGATGCTCGGCATAGAGTCGCCGATCCATTCGCATTGCAGGATTGCGCGCGTTGCTACGGGGTCGCTACCAAAGCCGAGAGCCTTGAGCTTCGAGAGACGCCCGAGAGCGACTTCCTCGCGGAGCCAGGCTTCATATACTTGATTCAAAAACTGCGAGGCGACATGCCCGCGCCAGCGCTCGACGGTGAGCCAGAAAAGTATGAGGGCTGCCCGGCTCGCGCTGTAGTTGCTTGAGAATTTCATCTCAAGCGTTTCGATGGGAACCGAAAGCGAGGCGGACAGCGAGCGCACGACGGTGCTTTCAAATTCACCGAAATTGACGTTCGGGCGCTTGGTATCAAAGCTGGCGAGCTTTTCGCCGGCCTTGAGCCCGCCGATGAACATGCCGGGCTTGTCGACGCGCATTTCGACGCCGGTTTCCGACGTGGCGCTGGACGAGCCGGAGGAAGAGCCGCGAAGCTGCGCGCCGCCGCCAAGGGCTTTCCCGAGGTCGGTGCGCGTGTCGTTGTTCGGGCCGGGCTCTATCATGCCGGCGATGAGCGCGTTCGCTACGGCTGCGGCAAGTTCGGCCAGGCGGTAGTCGGTGATTTGCTGTAGCTCGTGGACGATGGAAGCCAGCGGGCCGACGCCGCGCACCTGGCCGGGCATGTCGATAATGGCGGGGAAATTAACGAAACGGCGAGTCTGGCCTTTTACCGGGATGCGGGTCGCCTTGCGGGCCAGGTCGTCGTAACTGAAAATCGCGACGATTTCGCCGGCCTTCGTGATCTCGACGCCATCGCGCAAAATATTGCCGCGAGCCTCGACCTGCGCGCGGAGGTCGGAGTCAAAGACGGTGCGGATCTGGTCGGCGTCTAGGAATTGGATCGAGAGGGGCGACATGCGCGAACTGTCGCCGGAGTAGCGGAATACGGAGGGCTGGTCGCCGTTTATTAGTTCGTTGATAAATTCAAAGCCTTGCAGTTCGGAAAAATTGCGGCGGCCCGTGGCGTCGGCCTCGTGGCTGTCAGCGTAAAGCTTGAAGCGCATGTCGATCTCGTCGCAGAGCTTCCGCTTTTCCTCGTCGGTCAGGGTGGAGCCGAGGAGTTCCCAGGCGATAGTCGAGCGAAGGGTGAGCCCGGTGCCGACGACGGTTTCGGCTAGGCGATTAAGGAGGGCGCGGGCCTGCGTGCTGTCCCAGTAGGCCATGCGCGAGCGAGCGCGTAGCGCCTCGGTGTCAAGGTCGAAGCCGGTCGAGTACTCGGAGCGAAGCGCGCCCTTGAACTTCGCGCCGTCGAAGGATGCGCGGGAACCGCCGCGCCAGCCCCAGTCGGAGGCGGTAGTGGCAGGCATCGGCGTAGCGGCGTAAACGGGAGCGGGCTTGGCTTGACTCTTGCGGTTGCGGTGGCGCTTGCCCATTACATGCCGCCTCGGTCAAAGGTGACGAAGGTCGGGCCGCCGTCCGTGGTGGCTTCGAGCAGTTCGGACTCAAGCTGGCGTATGGTGTCGTTGATCTCTTTGAGGCTGTAGCGCTTCGTCGACTGGCGGCCCTGGCCGGAGTCGATGCTGTATTCCGCGATGCCGCCGTTCGTTGCCGCCGTGCGGCGCAGGGTGTAGAACGCGTCAAGGTCAAGCTGTACTTCGGTCGCGCTTCTAGCCATTGGCTGCCCCTATTAAGACGGGAGGCCACCCAGCTTGCGGCGTGGCAATCCGGGCGGCCTCCCTCGGCCTTACTGGGGAGCTGGCCTTGCGGGTCGCGCTCCGTACTTGCATGTGGTTACATGTTAACCGCGTAATAGGAAAATGTCAAGCCGCTATTTGTTCGCAGCGAGTAAATCCCAGAAAAGGGGCCAGTCTACCTCGCCGGTCTTGTCGTCGGGCGGGGCTGTCAAGGCGGCGGCTACGACGTAGAGAGCGCCGAGGCTGTACACGCGGCAGTCGAGGGCTTCGTTGCGGCCCTTCTTTTTCCAGAATACGCGAGAGCGGCCGAGGCGGTCGGTTTCGGTGATACGATCTTCGCTATATAGCTTTTCAAAATATCGCCGGTCGTACTCGCTCGGGAAATGGCAATACCCGTCGGGGAGCTGCGCGCCTTCGGGCGGTGCGTCGATAGGGCCGACGCGCGTGGCAATATAGAATTCATGCTTGAGGTCGGACGTAGCAAGGTCGATGCGCTTGCATTGATGGCCGGTCACGTCGCGAAGCGCGAATATACGGCGGCCCGAGTCGAGGCGATCGGAGCCTTTCGACGGAAGGACGCCCGACTCGTAGCGGTCGCAAAAAGCATAGACGAGCGGCGACTGGTCGCCAGAGTCGACGAGGGTGAGGGCCGCGCGCTTTCCGCCGTGGGGCCGCGCGATTATCTCATCGAGCAGCCGCCAGGGGAGCGCGTCGAGGTCGGACGTGTCGCCGGGTAAAATGTGATAGCCTAAGCTCCAGTTTTCTTTGCCCTTGCCCCAGCCTACAATCTCGCACTCGATTCGATCGTGCTGAACGTCCGCGCCTATGGTCACGACAAGCACGCCTTGAGGCATGCGAGCGTCCATCCACTCGACGGAATTGTCCTCGCGTAAGATCATTACTTCCGAGGCGTAGTTTTCGCGGCGAAGCATTACGCGGTCGGGGGTCGGGGCCTCGCCTCGTTCTTCGTATGGCTCGCCCAAAACAGTATTGATAAAAATACGCAGGCGGCGCGGGTCGCCTTGGGCCTTGATCCACTCTTCGCATATATCTTCCCATGAGCGCATGCCTACGGGGGAATATAGAGACGAGAGGGAATAGCTGCGGACACCTGGCCGGCGGCTTTCTTGTGTCGGGCGCCACTCCCCTCGCCCGAGAAAAAAAGCCTTGTCCTCGTTCCGCCATTTTCCGCCGCAGGTCGCGCACTCATAATGCACGGAGTCCCATACGAGGCGGCCTTCGTCGTCCTTGTCGAATTTGATTTGTTTCCATTCGAGGGCTTGCATTTCGCCGCAATGCTTACACGGCACGAGATACCGGCGGGCGTCGCCCTCGTTATGCAAGGCGGATATGCGCGAGGTCTGTTTGATGAGCGGAGTCGAGCCGCCGAGTATCTTGCGGATAGCCTCGAAGCTATCCGTCCTCCGCACGGCCAGGCCCCAGGGGTCGCCCTCTTGCGCAGTGATCGCCTCGCGCGACTGGCCGCCGACTTCCATAGGCATCGCGTCCATTTCGTCGCCGAGTAGATAGCGGATAGAAAACGAGCGGAGCTTTGAGCCGGAATTCGGGCCGACGGCCATGAGGAAGCCGCCGGGAAATTCCTTTTTGCTTTTCGTGTCGCCGGTGCTCTTGCCGTGCTTTTTTTCGGACTGGGCGAAAATCTTATGCGCGAGGCCGGCGCTTTGGATCATGCGGTCGACACGCAGCTCGACGCTTGCCTCGGCCATACCTGCGTCGCCGGAGATCATCATAGTGGGGCCTGGCTCTGCGGCGATAATATAGCCGATCATGTTTTCGAGTACGGCCACGGTATAGCCTACCTGGGCGCCCTTGCGGACGTACACCTCGCGGACGGGCGAAGTCGGGGCCAGGCAGTCGAGCACTTCGCGCCAGTAGGGCGTCACGTCCCAGCGGAACGGGCCGGGCATCGAGGTAAGGCCCTCGGGCAAGACGCGGTGCGCAGTAGCCCACTCGCTCGGGATCTCGTGCGTGATCTCGGTATGGATCGTCTCGTCGATCATCCGGTCGAACCAGGCAAGGGCCTCGGCTTCGTCCTCGGGAGTCCATAGCTTGCGGCGGCGCGAGATGGCGGGCGCGGGGGTCATGCGTATGTATGAATTAAAATGCCAGTATGATCTCCACTGGCGTATCGGCGCAATGCGTGCGCCGCGAGATCGCGCTCAGCCCTAACGTCGGCTTTCCAGGGAGAGCTTTTTCTTATTTGCCTAAACTTTTTCCCGTCATAATATATAAGCCCCCAGCCGTTAGGAATTTCTGATTCTGAAATTAGATTAGTTTCGCAAACATAGTATCGTTCTCCGCCCAAATGAGGAACCTGAATGTAACTTTTTTCCCATTTTCCAATTTCGAATTCGCTTATTTCTAATTTTGTAAGCCTGTATTGGAATCGCTTATCAATATAAAGCGCTCCGTTTTTTTTATTCTCCCACTTTCTTATATCTCGCACTTCTTTAATAATTCTCGGAAAACAGCGATAGGGAGGAATCCAAGATATTCTTGATTCCTTTTTAGAATCTGCAAGAAAATCTGAATGACTCATTTTTATTTCGTAAAGCCTTGTTCCTGTAGCGCTATATGTAAGCACGTCGGGGAATTCTTGCGTCACATAGGACTGGTATTCGTAAAGAGCCAGCCAGTCCGCCGCAGGAGGCTTAATCGCCCATTCCGCCGTGAGTCGGCATAAGTCGTTATGCTTCACCTAGCCCGCCCTCCTTGGCCGCTTCCTTCACTCGTGCGAGCCCTTCGGAAATCTCTTTTTCTAGCGCCGTCTCAAGCGCTCGCGGCCCCTCGGATACGGCGATGGCGTGCAGCCTGGCCGCCGACCGCCGAGGCATGTCGCGCAGGTGCGTTTTCATGGCCGCGTCGAAAGCCGAAAACTTACGGCGCACAAGGTCGCGCGGGATTAGCTCGCCCTTTTTTTCGGCGATAGCTAATTGATGCCGCTCGTTCTGCGAGCGCTTGAGGTTTATGTCAGCTTGCTTTTTTTTCGCGTCGAGGCCGATAGCCTCATTCGCTAGCTCATACTCGTCGTCCTGGTCGTCGGACGGAGGGGACACGGTGTCCCCTTTTGCGCGTGGCTTTTTCTTCTTGCCAGCGGCGACGATCTCGGTCTTTTTCGCCTTGTGCTTTTGCGCGTCGAGATAAAGCGCGTTCTTCGGGTTTTCGGTATCGACCATGCCGTCGGCGTTTACGACGATGCGGCCAGAGCCTACCGCCTTAGTCACGGCAGGCTTTGAGACGTGGGCGAGGTCGGCGAAGTCAGAGCGTGACAATAGGGCCACGCTTGTATGGTAACACGTAACCGCGATTTGTGGTAGCAGTTAACGGTTAACCGCGCAATAGTTAACCTGTTTAGATTTGGGGTGCCAGTATAAAAATGCGGGGCGGCCGATGCCTACC